CTATCACCCCCGTGCGGAATGGCAAAGAGTTGATTTCGATTCTTGCTTCTTGGCGCAAACGCCCGTCAAAGGTGTTGCTCACGCTTGTGCTTGAGGCACCTGCATTCCAAGCCGTAGTCCAAGTGTTCCAAGTGATGCCGATGCTATTCCATACGGGAGAGCCTGCGGTCTCAGTTGTGATGAATGAGCTTGTGATATTGGCGTTGTAATAGTGCTGAAGTATCTCGTTGTTTCGGGGGCTTGCAGGCACGGTGAAGCCCTGCGTGAAGTCCGTGAACACCTTGCTGATGTCCTGTACATTCTGCACCGATAGGTTGATGGTGATCTCCTCATCATCAAACAGGTCAAGGCGAAAGCCATTGACGTAGAGGTCAACTTTGTTCATCGTACCAAAGAGCGTTCATCAAATGCGTAGGTGAAGGTCAAGGTGTAGTTGATGAGCTTTTGGTTGACGTGCTTTTGGTATTCAATGCTGCCTCGCTCAGGCTGCACCGCAATCCATTGACTATTTTCAAGCACCGCAACGTACTCGCTCATCAAGATGTCCTTAATTGTTTCATCGTAGTCTTGGTCAACAAAGCCCGTGTTTAGCGTAAGGCTATTGCGTGAGTTTACGTTGAAGGAGTTGTACTTGCCCACCTCCAAAGAAGGCGTTGTGAAGCCATCGTTGTAGATGCTCTTTTGGTAGGTGTCCTGCGTGAAGTTGCCTCGCTCATCGCTGCGTTTGAAGAATGTGATGAAGTCAGCAACGCCAAAGCGGTTGATGAATGCAATTTGATATGGCGTGTACTTTGGTTCACACACAAGGTAGTAGCGTACCGTGTCAATGGTATCGCCTCCTGAATCCTTTAAAATCACATCGTAGTAGTCACCAACGGAGTGGGTTGATGGTTTGATGGTATTGTCAAGCCAAGCGTTGTTCTGAAGGTTGGCGGGGCCAACACCTGCATAGATGATTTGGTCTTGAGTATTGTTGCTCGTTGGATCAGGTGGTGTGGTGCTTGATACGCTCGTGTAGAAGCTATCGGCATCGCCATTGTTCCAAGCAATCTCAATCTCTACGAAGTCGTTTGCAAGGCTATTGTTCAAGGCGAGTACCTCATAGTTGCTCGGTAGAACTTGGCGGTCACGACTTGTAGCAAGCACCAACTGACTGACTGAAGTTGGCGTGATGTTGGTCATCGAGGCCCATCCGTCCGTAGACAGGTATGCGTATGTTGTTCCCGTGCCCCACACGGCAGTAGTTGGAGCAGCACCGTTGTTTGAGTAAATCCAAGACCCCTGAGGGCGTACCCATAGGCATTCACCCTGTGGACTCTGCACATATCCGATGTCGTTCCAAATACTGAAGTCGTGGTAGAACTCAGAGCGCACAAGGTCGCTCACCTCAAAGTTGATTACCTCGTTGATTGAGTAGCCCTTTGCAAGTGAGTAGTTGTTTGTGGCGGATGCTGATTTTAAACCTGAGTAGATGGCGAGATTCAACGTCATCTCATCCAATCGGTCATTTGTCAATGCGTTATTCTTGCCCGTGATGAACTGCGGGCTGCGAGCCATTGCAAGGCTGCTCGGTGTGGATAGTACAGGAACACTCATTCTTTCGGTGGTTGTAAAGTAAATCGTAAGAAGTCAGCCACGTCAAGTGCGTAGGCTTTGGCAATCTCCTGAGGGAGCTGCTCGAACTTTAGTTGGAAGGGTCGGGTGAAGAAGCTCGTTGTCCGGATGCCCTTGTTATAGATGCTGCGGGTGATCAGGAACGCAGTTGAGTCGTAGCTCATAAAGCGACCCTTTTTGTCTCTGAACTGAAACTTGCGTGCCTGCACCCATTGATTGATGGCGCGGGTCAGACCGCCTTTCATACCGCCTTCACCTGAGCCGAACTTGAATGGGCTGCTTGGTGCTTTGGAGTTTGAGGATTTGCCCTGCACACCATAGTCTTGGAATTTCCAATAGGGCGCAAGCTCATCCATCTTCCAACGCAAGGCGATGGAGTTTGGGCCTACCTCAAGGTCATACTGAAGCGACTCATAGAGCTTGCCTGTGACGTTCTTTTTGTTGCGGGTGAGGTTAGACCTCGCCTGCTGCACAACGCCCTTCGCAAACTTCTCAAGGCTCGCCTTTACATTGTCTTGACGTACCTGCATTTAGCAAATGCTGATTTCGGTGTTAGCAAGCAGCACATCGAAGTTTGCAGTCCATCCCGCAAGCAGGCTCTCAAAACGCTCCGTGAAAGGTTGACACGATGGGTTGCCATCCAACTGATACAGGTCTGAGTACAACTGTCCTCTGCGTAGCTCCTGTACCACATCGTTGATGACGGCAAGCTGCGTGTTCAGGATGTCCTGTACGTTGCTCGTTCCGTAGAACGGCTCACCCTGCGATCGTGGGTCTTCTTTGGTCTCATCAATCACATCCATACAAATGAGGCTTACGCTCATACGAACGACCTGCCCCTCAAAGGACGCTTGGTTGATCATAATGTGCGACAGGGGAAAGATGGTCTGCTTGTTGAGGTCTACATCGTACACATCGCCAAACGTCACTACGTTGACTTGGCTATGCGCTTCAAGGGTGTCCTTGAGCTTTTGGGTGATGTCGTAGAATTGTCTCATCGTTTCAGTTGTTTCTTTAGAATCTTGTTCTCGGTCTCTATGCGGTCTTTTTCAAAGGTCAGGTAGGTGAATGCGAATGCTGCTGACATTTTTGATACCTGCTCAATCTTTAAGGGGTCACCTCCTGAGAGCTGATGGTAGATGGGAAACCATCCCCACTTTTTAGAAAATTGAGCAGCGGGGTCAAATTCATCTCCTCCTCCTTCGCCAAAGAGGTCAGGGAAGCGACTGACAAATCTTTTCCTAAAGTCCAAAAAAAAAGCATCGCACCTATCGTCACATCAAGGGGCATCTCCTTCATCTGCTCTGCGTACTTGTCAGAGCCTTCGTATTTTTCTATCTCGTACCGGTTGCCGAATGTTGCAACCACAGGGCGGTAGAGAACCGCCATCGCCTTGTGCATCTGACTCCAATCGCTGATGTATTGGTCAACGTCATTCAGCTCACCAACGGTGATCTCCTCAAGCGATGGCAAGAAGCCAAAGGTTTGTTTGCCGATGGTAAACTTCTGAGTGAGCGCAGGCTTCTCGGCAAAGGCGTTCATCAGGATGCTTGTAACGCTCGTGAGGCTCGATGACTTCATCTGAAGGATGACATCCATCTTTAGGTCGCAGAAGATCTCAACGGCCTTGCGAGACAGGAACTCGTCATCGCCCTCAAGGCGAACGAACTTCTGATAGTCTGCGAGTTTAATCTCGCTCATCTTATTTGGAACAATGAGCTTCATCTCTAAAATAACCTTTTGGATTTAACGTATGGCATAGCGTCCGTAGTTCGGACGGCTGAGCTTGTTGTAGGTCGCATAGCGCACCGCATCGATGGCGTGGTTGAATGCGTCAATGGGTTTGTTGAGTAGGTTGCCGTTCTTGTCTTCTACCCATTTGTAGTTCTGCATTTCCTTGATTAGGTTGTTGCTTCGTGGAGTTACGAATATCTTGTGACGCTTCAGCACATCAATGCCCACTATAACGCTATCTGCGCCCTTCTGCGTGGGTTTCACGTTCCATCCCATACGATGCAGCTCCTCAATAGATTTGGGTTCAGCAGAGTCAGCAAATACCTCTGACCGCCTGTCAAGGTTTAGGCTCTTGAGATGGTTGCTGATGTCGGGGTTAGTCAGCCCCGTTTGGTAGATGAGTTCATCAAGGTACAGGTTGTCTCCTGATTTGTATACCGCTACGAGTGCGGTAGGGTCGTTGGTGTAGCCGAAGTCCATCCCGTATGCCAAGAGCGTTGCGTCCTGTGGGACTTCTGCGTTGCCGAACTGAAAGATGGTAGCACGGCTCATTCCACGCTCACCCAAACCGTAGATGCGCCAATAGTCCTCATCGGTTGTTGCGAGACGCTCAATCTCCTCTACGATGGACTTGTCAAGGAATGGGTTGTCTTTGTAGGTACTTTGTATGTACGTTACATCATCACGGGTGAGGAGCCTATCGTATATCCAATGGAACGCATCTGACGGGTTATAGTCAATCCATATCTTGCCTGTTGTACGAACCAATATTTGAAAAAAAGCGTCCCATTCCAATTCGTTGCACTCGTTGCAAAAAAGGTAGTCACGCTTTGCACCACGTTTCTTTTGCGGTTGGTCAAGGCTAATG